CTATAACGGAAGTCCTTATTCAACGACTGGTCCTAAGTTATATAAGTCCCTTTGCACGATTCAGGAACAATATGGCGCGGAATTTATGTTCTGCAGCAGAAAAGACACCGGGAGAATTATTGTGGAACTATTGGGAGGTGAGCCGGTTGACAGTGGAAGAGATTAAAGAAACATACAGCATGAGAGACATCGTGGAGCGGTACGGCTTCCACCCAACACGGGCGGGGTTCATTCCCTGCCCCTTCCATTCAGGCGACCGGCAGCCTTCATTGAAGGTATACGATCGGGACTTCCACTGCCATGCCTGTAACACGCATGGGGACATCTTTGATTTTGTGATGTTGATGGACGATGTAGATTTCAAGACAGCCTTCCAGAGCCTGGGCGGGGAATATCAGAAGCCGACATTTTCCAGCCGCATGAAGATATACGAGGCTCAGAAACGGCAGGAAATGCGCCGGAAAGTGCGAGAACAGATTGCAGCACAGAAAGAACTTAACAACACACTTATAACCGTCTACAGGTCCTATATGGAGCGCTCAGAGCCGCTGAGCGACGTTTGGACGGATTGTTATAACGCCTTGCAGTATCAACTGTATTGGCAGGCGGAATTGAACGATATGGAAGCGAGGTGGTAGCATGGTGCCGTTGAAGGAACTGACGGCTGAATCAATCCTGTCAAAGGAGATTTTGACGGAAGTATTCGATCAGGAAGATGAGTTATACCGGTCTGAATTACTTGCTTCACTGGGCCTGCGGGCCGCAGAGCTGAAGGTGAAAACAGAATTCCGGGATATGATGGCAGCTTATAGGCGTGTTGAAAAGGAAATGAAGCGGCAGGAGAAAGAACGAAAGAGCCGGCCCTGCAGTCTGGAGAATTGGACAAACTTTGATGGACCTTATGACAGAATGTATTGCGGTACATGGATTGCTACTGAAGAAGGAATATATAGCCAAAATACAGGAACAGCCGATGTTCTCGCTTGCCGACATCCAGTGATCCCGGTAGAGGTGCTAAAGAATCTGGAGACTGATGATGAGCAAGTAAAACTGGCATATAAAAAGAGGGGAAAGTGGAAGGAGATGATTGTACCTAAAGATATCATGTCTTCTGCGAATAAGATAACCTCGCTATACAAAAGGGGCATATCAGTTACAAGCGAAAACGCAAAATGCCTTGTAAGATATTTGCAAGATATAGAAGACTTGAATGGCGAGAATATACCGGTGCAGTATTCGTCGTCTAAATTGGGATGGAACAGTACGGGTTTTCTGCCATACGATACGGGAATTACTTTCGATGGAGATGTGCGCTTTCGACAAGTGGCAGAGAGCATTAACGCGACTGGGAGCAGGAACGCATGGTATGAACATGTGGAAAATCTACGAAGATCTAAAAGGATTGAAATAAAGTTTATGCTGGCAGCATCTTTTTCAAGCGTGCTGGTACAACCTCTGGGGGCGCTGCCGTACTTTGTTGATCTCTGGGGGGAAACGGAAGGCGGTAAAAGTGTGGCAACCATGGTGGCAGCGTCAGTCTGGGCAGATCCAGACGAAAATGCCTATATAGGGGATTATAAGACGACTGATACAGCGTTGGAGGCTAAAGCAGATATGCTCAACCATCTCCCCTTAATTCTGGACGACACGAGCAAGAAAAACCGAAAAATCGAAGACAACTTTGAGGGTCTGGTATATGACTTATGTTCCGGTAAAGGAAAATCCAGATCAAATAAGGATCTCGGCCTTAACCGCGAGAATCATTGGAAAAACTGTATTCTGACCAACGGAGAGCGTCCGCTAACGTCTTATGTGACTCAGGGTGGTGCCATTAACAGAATATTGGAACTTGAATGCGGAGAACGTGTTTTTATTGATCCTGGCGCCACTGCTGAATTTATTAAACATAATTACGGTCATGCGGGTCATGAGTTTGTGGAGTTGATAAAGGATCTGGGAATAGACGCCATTCGGGATATCCAACAGGAATTTCTCCGCCAACTGGCCGATGATGAGAAGATGCAGAAGCAGAGTCTATCCCTGTCGATCATTTTGACGGCCGATAAGCTGGCTACGGACTATCTGTTTAAGGATCATCAGTACATAAGCCTGGAGGAGGCCAGAGAGGTCCTGGTGGACCGTAACGAGCTCTCCGACAACGAACGGTGCTACCAGTTTTTGATGGATAAGATTGCTATGAACCCAGCGCGGTTTGATGGAGACAACGAGAACATAGAAAAATGGGGCGTGATTGAGGAAGGATATGCAATCATCTACGCCACTGCCTTCTCGACATTATGCAAAGATGGAGGATTCTCTCGAACTTCATTCCTGTCATGGGCTAACCGGAAGGGGCTCCTGCAGACGGAAAAGAGTGGGAAGAAGCTGGACAAGATCAAGAGCTTTAAAGGTAATAAAATCCGCTGTGTGTTCCTGAAATTGAACGACGGGGCCGATAAAGATGGATTTATCCAGACAGATGAACAAATGGAGCTTCCATTTAAGTAAAGAGTAACCTCGAATGGGTTACCGCAAAAAGCTATATTCTATGCGGGTTTGATGGCTGTTTTGTGGCAGAGTAACCCAGTAACCCACAAAAACAGGCTCCTATATAGAGAAAAAAATATTTTACAATCTTTGTATTATATTTAACAAAGTTTTATAAAAAATGTCTCGCGCGTATAGAGATTATAAAAAATTAGGTTACTAGGTTACCGTGACCGAAAAAGCTAGATTCTATAAGGGTTTAAGCGGTAACCCAACAATTAAAAAAATGGGTTACAGTAACCCGAAAATAGGTTACCGGAGGGAATAACGTGACAAACGATGAGATCAAAAACATTCTTAACGAGGTTCATAACGTTTTCTGGGTGAAATGGAGAAACAAGGTGCCAGAGCGCGGATCCTATGAATGGGAACAGTTCATTCAAGATGGAGGCGAGTTGATGAAGAAATACAGCTATTGCTCTTTGGTTATCAAAAATGTTAATGAATTGATCGGAGAAATGACAGATCGTATGGAGGCAATGGAAAAAGATGCCAGAAAAAAAGAAAAGTGATCCTTCAGAAAAAAAACAGCCCATCGTGTGTTCCATCTGCGGGCAGGAGATTTACGGGGATCATGTGTACATAAAAACCAGAAGGCGGACGGAGTTACGGATACACTTTGAGTGTATACCAGGAGGGAGAAAATCATGAAGGTAAGAGTATCAATGCCGGGAGCATATACGGCGATGGAATTTGATGAGAACAGGGGCTACGAAGCGTTTCGGAAACTGAATGAGACGCTGGTGCGGTTAGGGGCGGGAAGCGCCGCGAAGGAAGAAACAACAGCAAAGAAAACTCCGAAGCTGCATATTATCAGCCATGAATTTGCGAACGCACCGGAAGCAGCAAAGAAAGAGATTCAGGAAACCTTTGAGAATACGATAGATGACTATTTGACGGCCAAAGGGATCAAAGGAGATGCTGATACATGGAACGCTGAGGGGAGTAAGACCCTTCCTGCAAAGATGAAATACCGGGGATTCCTGTACATCAAATGTGCGGAATGTGGAGCCGCCAAAGGATTCCGCATGAAGAAGGAATCAGACCATTACCATTGTGACAGCTGCGGAGCCAGAACAGAATTTGAGAATCCGCTGGTACTATTATGGGTCAACTGTGAATGCGGGGAGAGATTCCGGTATTGGACGAACATGGCGGATCCTGTATTTGATGTAAACTGTCTAAATTGTGGCGCACCGGTAGCCGTGCAGTGGAATGAGCATAAGGGGCTATATGAGACGATCAGGGAATAGGAATGGGGAAACACTATGATAAAGAAGAACGAAGTAAAGAAAATTGCGCCGGCGCAAATGGCGTTAGAAACTGCGGGGCATCGGCGGGATATGAAGGTTAAATATTCAAAGATGGGTCGGATGAATGCATATGCGGTTATATATCACAGACAGAGAACTGTTTTCTATAACCTGGACTTTGCAGGAGGGATCCAGATATGTGTATATCGATAATTAAAGAAACAGCCCAGGCTGCCGTACTGCTTACCCCTTGCTGGCATCTGCATCGGCGGCGGAGTGGCACTGGGATTTACCGCGGTGATGGCCATGATCCTGTAATTTAACATTTGGTGAAGAAAGAAGGTGTAGGGTGAAGGCAATAATACAGATAAATATTTCTCACTCAAATTCTATTGATCTGAATGGTTTCCTGGAAAAAGTAAAAATAGCGGCTGAGGATTTGACGGAAGATTATATGCAGGGAGCAGGTCGGTATAAAAACAGAGCAATAGATATTGAAATCGAGAGTTTTACACGGATACCAATTAACTGAGAATTTTAGAGGAGTGTATGAATTATGACAATAAGAGAAGCTATTAATGGATTCGAAATGGATAATGTACTTTTGGGTGACAATGAAAATGGGATTGTGGAGCGTAATATTATGGCAATTAAAGCGCTTGAGGTATTGTATAGCCAAAGATGGATTCCGGTGGAGGAGCGGCTGCCGGAAAAACCGAAAGAAAATCCGCTATATGGTAACAAGCCATTGGAGCTATATTTAGTGTCTGTCAAAAATACAGACTGTGTGATTAGGGCATTTTGGAATGGATCATCATTTACAGATGGGTGGGAGAAACTGGAAGCGCTGGCTTGGATGCCGCTGCCAGAACCATTTGTTCCACAATATTAAGCTTTTGAAGAGTACGGCAAGACAATAAAGTTTCCGGTTACACCGGGAAAATTGCGTTGCCTGATGTCGTGGGAAAGTGGCGGGGAAATTAAGTTTTATTGGGCGCCGGGCGTCCAGCATGGTGCAGAAGGGTTCAAGTCCCCGAACTGACGGGTTCGACTCCCGCCAGTGCAAGGCGCAAAACCATGCATATTAAAATTTATCGGCGGTGTGTGGTATACAAGCCGGGTTCGAATCCCGGATAGCCTCGGCTATGTCCTTGGGAGACTGTAAGTGCAGGTTGCAGGTTCGACTCCTGCCGCCGCCGACTATTAGGATTTTGAGGAGGAAAGAATTTTGAAAGACGGAACACATGGAGATGTGATTGATATTTACGATGGTTTAGACCCGGAAAAAGCACTGGAAAATCTTTATCAAATACATAAAGAAAATCCAGATGATAAAGGTGGTATCCGAGAAGTCTACCCTAATGGAGACATTGGAGAGAAGACAGTGGATTTTAATAATAAGGACATAACATTTTTCAGAGGGCGTGGAAAAGGAACTTTGTAAAACTGATAATTTCCGAATGAAGGGAGGAGATCCAATGATAAAGCAGATGGCTGAGATGGTATCCGGCCTGGCAGATGCACGGCGCAGGACCAGGCGGATCATGAGGTACTGGGGGCGGACTATGAAAATGGTCATTGTAGCGATTACGATGCCGATCTGGGTGATTCCGTATTCGATATACAGAAGGAGACGCCATGGATAGAAAAGGAGAACATGCCATGGCCCTTCAGTCGGCACAGGCCAGAGCGGCAAAGCAGGAATACATACTGAAAGGCCCCAGGCCAGAGACGCATAGTGCGACGATGCCGGCATACTGCTACACACCGGCGTGTCCGGATCCGAAGTTGCGTGAGCCGATCTGGAGGAGATATAGCCGTCAGCCGAGTATCAGGGCCGTGAAGGTGGAGAAGATCTGCCTGATCTGTCGGAAGAGATGGCCGGCGGAGTGCGGCCGTAAGAATTGTGACTGTGAGAGGCAGGGGCATTTGTATGCGATTGGAGGTTATAATCATCCGAGGGTAGGCGTTAGTAGAAAAATAAATTAGGAGGGTTAAGTTTGACAGCGAAGGAATACTTAAAGGAAATCAAAAAGATAGATGTAGCCATCGACCAGAAGCAGATCGAATATGAGACGCTCAAGGGGAGTCGTACATATATAGGTGGTATGGATTATTCTGCGGAACGGGTTCAGACTTCGCCTGATGGATCGGGTTTTACTCGGATATCAGACCGGATAACTGACATGCAGCGAGAGATTAATGACGAGATAGATCAGTGGCATGATATGAGGCATGAGAGGATCAGACAGATACAGCAGCTTTCAAAGGTGGAGTATGTGGACATACTGTTCAGAAAATATGTGCAGTACCAGTCATTGGAGACGATTGCAGGGGATCTCCATAAGTCATATCATCGGATATGCCATCTGCATGGGGAAGCATTGCAGGAATTTGAGAAAAGATTTTTAAAAGACAGCAACTAATAGCAAGACTTATTTTGTCAAGTGTGCTATAATGGCACTAATGAGAGTAGGGCTTCCGGAGATAGGGTTTTTAAGAAAGGAAACAGACA